CCATCCTGACCTCAAAACTTGCTCATCCCTATCCTCTTGAATGGTTGCATCCAATTTTTTAACTAAAATTTTAATTTCTTCAATTATCTTTTTCTGTTCATCATTCATAATTATTGATTTAAATAGTTGTTAATATCATTTATAAATTTATCGTGAATCTCTTGCGTATATCCGTTGTCTATATCTGTTTGAGTAATAGTGTTTAGATGATTGTTTAAATAAAACAAAGCGGCTTCCCAGTTGCCGTCTTCGAGCCTTATTAATAATTGGGATAATTTATTGTATAAAAAATCAATATTTGAATCGGTTAATGTCCCATCCCTTTTTTTAACTCCAAAATTTTGAACTTTAAATTCAGCAACATAAGAGAGTCCATCTTCTTTTAACTTTTTATCCCGCTTTAAGTAAAGAGAATTTAATTCTGTTTGATCTGTAATTTCAAAAAAATCGTTTCCATCCTGTGACGTTGGTGGATGTGAATCACTATAAATTATAGCATTTTCGTTTTCTTCTTTGTAAAATTTTTTTGCCATTACCCTATCCTATTGTATGGTCTCCATCTGTTACTATCATGGTCGTACCAGAATATACCTGTTTCATTCTCTTTTAATGACTTATCTGGACCATTGTCTCGTAAAAGCAACCTATTTGCTGCACTACTTGATGAATCATTATTTTTAAATTTTATATTATCACTCGTTGATAAATTTGTGATAGCAAATACCCTATTAACACCAGCTGAGGGGGCTTCAAAACCTGTTATAACCCTATCTCCATTTATTTGCTGCCTTATCATGTTACATGTTGAGAAGTCTGTAGGATTGTAATCGTCTTGGTCGGAGTTTAATGTTGGAGGTGTTATAATGTTACCACCATCAAGTGTTACTGTTTCCAGTGCATCCAAACCAGAACCTCCATCTATCGTTATAGTAGTTTTATTTCCACCTTCATCAACAACAGATGAAACTCCAGATCCTTCAAAATTAAGTGTATCCGTTACGGTTCCAACTGTAGAATCATTATCCTGTATTATTATATTTGAGCCTGCACCAGTATCACCTTTCTCACCTGTTGCACCCTGTAATTTAACGCCCCATAAATATGATTCAGTACCAATAAATGTTGAGTCAAAAGTAGTGGGGTTTTGGTCTTCGTGAGATAATTGTAATTTAACTTTTTGACCAGAATTAAGTTTAACAGGTATAAATGTAAAATCAAAAGTCCAATAGTCAGAAGCACTTCCTGCATTTCTAATATAACCACTCGCTAAATTCCAATCTTGTAAAGTACCATCAATAATTATTTTTACAGTTGGTTGTGTTCGTTGGTCATTAGAATTAAATACTCGTATCGTACCACCAAATAAGTAAGTGCTATTATCATCAACTTCTATCTCTTCATTATTAGTTGTATTGCTATGGGTAAATCCTGAGTCTTTTTCTTCCTCAACATCCCATTCTATTGTGTATGGTGATGACCTTGTAAACACTTGAGTATCATCTGTACTCGTTAAAACAATTACTGGCAAAGCTCCAGCCGCTCCACTGGCTACAACCTCCTCCCATGATAAATTCTTTCTCGCGTATTGTTTTCCATCGTTAGGGGCTTCGGGAAATGATACCTTTGCGTTATTGGTTGTAATATCACTTGCTTGAGTTGGTGTTATCGTAGTAGTATCACCCTCTAATACTTCACCAGCACTTGTGCCAAAATCTTTATTAAATGCAGTGTTTTTACTAAAAGCATCTTCTTTTCCTGTTTGTAAAGACGTTATATTAGTTGCATTTGTTGTTATTTGTGCTAAATCAGCAGCCGTAGCAAATTTATTTAATCCTTCTGTAATGTCATCTGTATCGGTAAAGCTACATTGTTTGAAAGTTCCGTTAACATAGATTACAGCTTGATTAAGTGTTTCATTTACAATTAAAGTCCTTTCATCTGGTGATGTTATTGCCGCTATCTCAGCACTTGTTAACCCTATTATTATGTCCTGTATCTCCATTATATCACTATTCTAAATAGTCCATCACCAATATTGCCATTTCTGCTTGCCTCAACCGTGTTAACCCCTGTTCGCTCTATCCTCCAACCAACAGTCCTACCATTAGACAATCTATAAACCTCTGGCTTAACATCTAAAGTGCCTAAACTATGGGTAACTGTGAAAGTTGTTCTACCTCCTGCAAATACCCTCGTTACGGTGGCCTCAGCACTATCTAAATCAACAGCAAACGATAATGCTCCTGTTCCATCACTTGCAGCCGTTATTCTACCATTAGCATCGACTGTGATATCAGCATTAGTATAACTCCCAGCCGAAACAGTAGTATTAATTAAATCGGCTGTAATATCTTGCCCCGTAATAGTTAAATCAATATTAGATGAATCTGTTACCGTTGCTGCATCATGCCTTTTAGCAGTGTTGTCACTTATATCTGTTCGTTCTGCGGAAGTTAAAAATAAATTAGTTGCACCCTCTGTAATGTCATCGCTATCATCAGATGATTTATCGAAAATATCAGAGCCTATATTAATCTGAGTATCCTCATCCCCTCCATCATTTAGAGTTGTTACAACAATCTTATTAGTTACACCTACAATTTTATCCTCTAAGAAACCAGCAGTAGTGTCATTACTCGATACTTTGACCTTTTCATCTGTTGTACTTCCTGGAGCTGATATCTCTAAAGTCTCAATACCTCCATCATTGATTTCAGTTAGAGTTATTCCTGATCCTGCTACTAACTTATCATCTAAATAATTAGCCTCAGTATCATTTGATGTTACCTTAACCTTATCATTAGCAGCATCAACATTAACAGTAATATTTGCCTTACCAGCATCTAAATCGTAACACTTCATTATGGAAAGGTTTTATATCCTAATTTAACTGTTATATTACCTGTTGTATTATCATTGGCCTCAACTCTAACCCTCATCCAATTACCTTTAATGCTATTCTTTTCAATCGTTATAATATCATCATCAATAGGAAAATAAACCCCCGTATCATTACATGGATTACATATTACAAACCACTCAGAGGGAGGAGTTATGCACTTACTACCAGTAAAACCCTCCTCAATAAATAACTGAGGTGTACCATCTAATCCTGATGATGTTATTAGTAATTTCCATTGGCCCCTGTGATCAAAGTTAACCTCACTACTTATCTGCTGTACTGATGCATCAACATTATCTAAAAGAGTTACATTTCTCATCAGATTCCACTTGTAAAATCTAAATGAATACCATTAAAATCATCATCTAATATACTACTGAGAATAGGATTATCACAGATATACCATTGAATTATCTGATAATTGCTTATCCCTTGATTGTATGCAGCAATATCATTAAAGCTCATAGCCTTATTACTGTTCTCAGCATTAGGATCAACCATCCCTGATTGAGTATTCTTATAAGGCTGCTCCCTTGTATAATGAAAGTATATTAACTGGACCAACATTTGTTTAATACCCTCAGAGATATACAAACAATCACCATCATCAATTTCAAAAGGATTAAATATATCTGTATAAGGAGATGCTTGAGGTACTTGAGGAGTTGTAGCAGTTAAATCAGCATAGAATAATGCTTTTAAATCTGCTCCTAATAGCCTCACTAAATAATAAGGCTCATACTTTTCAATGAATAACTCCAAGTCATCAAAGCAGCTCTTATTGATCCTGTACTCTCCTATGTAATCAGATGTTTGAGTAATTGTTGCCATTATGCTAATTTAGCTTTACCCTCTTTAACCATTAACCGAGATTTAGCCTCACCCATCTTATAAAAGATCCCATCAATAATAACCCCTCCATTGAACTTAGCCGGAGCAGCTTTTTTAGTTTCTTTAGCCTCGAATGATTGCGCTTTGTTCTCAGGCTTATCTGTTACAGCCTTTTTTGTTGTATTCTTTTTCTTTGCCATCTTAAAATAGATTTAATACAAAGGTATAAAAAAAAGAGGCATGATAAATTAATACCATGCCCCTCATTATTTTCAGCTTAGTTACTCTTATGGAGTCTCTAATGCAGCTTTATCAGTAGTAATGTCACCTGCTATGAATGACCCTCTATCGTTAGTTTTAACAACACAAGCTCCTCTCCACTCAGCTCTAACTGTTCTAAGGTTTTTAGTGAAATCATCACCATCTAAACCTACCTCAATAGAGATTGATCCTTTATCGTAAACAGTAGCAAGGTTAAATGCTCCAACTAAGTACTCATCTTGAGTAACTAATGTTGATTCAATTATACTTACACCATCTAATGATAATTGACCTGCAACCATTTGAAGTTGATCAATATAACGATCATCAGCAGAACCAACTTTTATCATTTTCAAAGCAGTTACATCAGATGGATGTAAAAGGATGAAGTTAGGCATATCCTGGTTAGCAATCTTAACCTGATTGATAGCAACTCTAAGTACATCTACTAAGTTTGCATTGTCAACAGTACCTGCAAAAGTACCAGCAGCGAAAGCAGTTGCAACAGTTCTAATTCCGTTAAGGTTTGGAGCTGTACCATTACCCTCATAAACTTGAGCCTCAACATCTTTAAGCAACTCTCTCATCAACTCATTGTTGATCTCAGATGCCATGAAAGAAATATCATCTACCATCTCATCAGATACTTTGATAAATGCAGTACGCTTAACAACAGTCTCAGATGAAACAACCAAATCAAAATCAATTTGATTCTTTAATGCTCCCTCATCAGTACCACCAGCAGCACCATCTTTGTTAGCTTGAGATACCCATGATATTACATTTGATTCAGCAGTACCACGAGAAACAATATCAAGTAATCTTACTTGTCGAGATGCTAATGCATTCATTCCAGGGATACGTTGCTCAACAGGTACATTACCACCACTAATATTAGTAGAGATAAGCATATCAGCAGCAGCCTTAAACTGAATTGATTTAGCATTACCCTCTTTGATAGATACTAATCCCTCTTTGTTAGCCTCTAATGACTTAAAGATTGATACAGATTCACCAGCTTTAGCAGCTTTCTCATCTGTTGAAAGTTTCTTAATAGCAACTCCATACTCCTTTAAAGTAGAGTTAAGGGCTTTCATTTGCTCAGCTTGGTTATCTTTTAAAGACTTCTCAAGAGAAATAATATCCTCTTTAGATGCTTTTGCCTCAATAGCCTCATTAAGTTCTGTTTGAGTCTTTTCATTAAACTCATTGTAAAGTCCTGCCATCTCCTCAGCAGACTTTTTGTTAAAATCCTCTAAGCTAATATTTTTAGCCTCAAGGAATAAATTAAATTTAGTCATCTTATTTTTATTTAGATGTTTGTAAAAAATGATTTGCGCTTATCCTCAGCGACTTGATTTTGATTCGGCTCATCATTATCAAGTGCATTGGTATCATCCTTTTGCGGCTCTAAATTTATAAGTGAATTATATTTTTGTTGTATTACTCTTAATTGATTCTCAATAGTAAATAATCTATCATCAGTACCTTTGCCATTTTTTAAGGCATTGATAAGGCTATCCATTCTCTTGTTTAGCTTATCTAAGTAATCTAATGAGTATTGATCCTTACCACTTACACTAAATACAGGAGTCTCAGAGTTAGCACCAAAAGTAACAGCACTACCCTCCAATAAAAATACCTCATTAAGCTCTCTTAATCCATCCTCTCTAATTTGTATCTTATCCGGTACTAACATAAATCCAATACTATGCTCGGTTATTATACCATCCTGATAATCCAAAAAGGCATCCTCTCCTTTTGTGGACCTACCTAAATCACCAATACCAACTAAATGCTCATGTGTCTCCTCTAATGATTTCCATACTCCAATCTCATGCTCAAAATCATGGTATCTAAGCATCTTAATCTTTCTATTGGTTGATGATTCTGGTCCTCTCTCTTGGATAGATTTACTAAATGCACCACGATTGATAACATCTCCATCACTATCTACATTACCAAAGCCTGATAAACCTACTTTAACCCTACGACCAGCAGTATCAATATCTTTAACCTCTAATGCTATGCTTTTAAATTGAATCATAATACAAAGTTACTCATTTATTTCATTAGTACTCATCGCTGCAATAAACTCCTCAGATAGCTCAGGATAAGTCTCTTTCATTAATATTCCTTTTGCCTCATCATTGATAGGCATACCAATTATAACATTAACACCATCTAAAACTATCTTATCTTTCTCGGCCTCAGTTTTTTTATCTGATTGTAAAGCCTCAACCTCACTAAAATCCTGCCTCATCCTTACCTCTTGCATAGGAAAGTGATTCTTAGCAAGAAATCTCGTATGAGCTGATGCAATCTTATCTGATAATGGTATTACTGCATTAGTGTATAATGCTTTCTCAGCCTCTTTACGGTTGTTAAATGTCTTATTAGCAGGATCATTAAATAATGAGCTATCTAATCCAAATACATTACACATGGCTCTCAATGTAATTACATCACTCTCAACTAATTGTAAATCAGTAGCACTCATTGCCATCTGAATATAGTTTAAATCCTTGTTAGTTACTTTAATCTTACCTGAGTTATGAGTGCCTGATATATCTCTGTTCCATGCAGATTGCACTTTAGCAGCCTCATCAGGAGTCATTGCCCGTTGTGATTTATCTGTTATCATACCAACAGC